GCAGGTCTGCGAGGCTCTATTACGTCTAAACGTGCTCATATTGTTATCGTAGATGACCCTATTAAGTCCAGTGCGGATATTAAAAACCCTGCTATTAGGGATGAAATGAATAATAACTGGAGCTCTGTGATCGCTCCGATTATTTTTGAAGGCGGGAGATCGATTTGCCTGGGAACTCGTTTCCACCCGTTGGACATCCACAAGACGATGTTTATCCCGGAGAAGGGTTGGAAGCAGGTAACGCAGGAAGCGATCACATATGACGATCGTGGTGAACCCGTCAGCTATTGGCCAGAACAATGGAGTGCCGATTACCTTCTCGGCCAGAAGGAACTGGATCCTGTTGCGTTCGCGTATCAGTATCAGCAGCAACCGGTCATGACTTCTGACTTGGTTGTGTCTCCTGATCTACTTATTAAGGGTGAAGTGGTTACCGAGTTTGACAGTTTGGCTGTCGGTATTGACCTCTCGGCGAGTAAAAACGAAACGAGTGATTACACAGCGTTTGTGCTAGGTGGGCGGCTTAAGGATAACTACTACATAATTGATGCGCATCAGTGTCGATCCATCGGAAACCTCGAAAAAATCGACCTATTGTGCGACATGCTGTTGGAATGGGGCATCCTTACGCAGCAAGACGGACAATTTTTCCCGACATATTCCACGATTACGCTCGTGGTTGAGTCTGTTGCGTACCAGGCATCCCTTGCGGCGGACCTCAGACGGGTGCTTCTTAATGAGCGAGGTCTAAGTAACCTCCATATTCATGAAGTCAAGGGTTTCCGAGGGGACAAAATTGCTAGATTTAGGGGCACCTTGGGGTTGTTAGAGAATAAAAAGGTGACTTTTAACAAATACCGTAAGTTTGATGGTCTTTTTGACCAGTTGATTAACGTCGGTGCTACAGCTCATGACGATTTATTGGACGCATACACTTGGCTGATTACATTTTTACAGCGTCGCGGGAACTTCTCGATCGAGTACTGATGAAAACTCACACTTCCACGCTTTCTGGGTCTCGAATGTGGGTCGCGATAACGGCTCACCAACCTTTAAAACGTATAAATTCATTAGTTAACACTGTTCGCGCTTATTTAGATTATGATTTAGAAGTAAAAATAAATATTTATGTAGATTACGAGTCAGAAAAAGACGTAGAGACCCTAAAAAGTATTCTAGAGCCTTATTTTTCGAAATTAAACATAGAAATCAAAGTTTGCGGACCTGAATATTCCGGTTGGGAGCTCACATGGGCACATAAGACCGATCTTGTACTGGCTTGTATGAACTACACGGCAGATTTCTACGTTTATCAGGAGAACGATATGATCCTGACATACGAAAATTTAAAATATTGGTTTAGGTGGAAAAACAGGTTAAGTGCGGCCGGTTTCGAGCCAGGTTTCGTCAGATATGAGGAGTACGCGGGTCTGAAAATCCCCTTCGATAACTACCACACGTTCTCCTTGACGCGAGAGACCCCGAACGTTTGGCACGACATCGGGTTTGAGGTCAAAAAGATGCTCGTGGTCGACCCGGACATCAAGTTTTTTGCACAAGTGTCGAATCCTTACTACGGCGCGATGATTTTGGATCAACAAGATGCCGTTAAATACGTTAGAAGTCAAAGTATGGACCCCGTTCGCAGTTATGAGCTTGTTGGGATCCGTAACTGGCCTTTAGCTGACCGTAGTTCGATGGGTTTAGCTTTTGAAAATGTTCCTACGGGGCACGAGCACCGCCGTTGGATCCCCGTGGTCGAGGAAGATGGTAAATATGTACCGCATGAATGTTGCTTAATTAAACATGACGATACTAAGTACACTAAAGAGCTTCTTAAGAAGTCTAGTAACTTGATAGACTGTAAACAGATGTTTAAATTGTAAAGTGGCGCATCGAGGTGCACAGTATGTGTCGGTGTGTTATGTTCTGAACGGTCACCACTACCAACAGACTTTATTTAGAGATGACGCGTACAGATTACGACGATTTGTCGAACGAGAGCAAGGGACAATCTACTGGTTCAACCCAGCTTAACGATCCTGTAAATCACCCAGCTCACTATACGCAAGGCGGCATTGAGTGTATTGAAGCTCTTAAGGCCGCTTTAGGGTTTGAGGGTTTTAAAGCCTACTGTCGCGGAAATATCATCAAGTACCTGTGGCGCACAGAACACAAAAACAAAGTTCAGGATTTGAAAAAAGCTAGATGGTATTTGGACCGGTTGATCGAAGAGAGCGAACAGTGAACCTATAATGTAGGAAAACAGATTACTCATGGACGTAAGAGCGTTTGGGTCTATTTACGGGCAGACGGCTAGCCTTCCTTATACCAGCGGATTTAAATGGGTTCCCTCTGATGGAAGAGTTAATTTTCCTTCTTGTCGCGCATTGTTTATTCAAAATGGTGGGGGCAATAATAAAACCTTAGCTTTAGAGTTTTCTGACGCACCTGGACAAGTATGCGAAAATGATCATCTAAATGGTGATTTTATTTGCCCTATATCTGCAACAGCATTAATCAGTGGAAACGTCACAAACGTTATGGTTTTATATTAATGGCTGAAATCGCTAAAAAACGTGATCCTAAAAAGTGGGCGGCAGCGAAAGCTAAAGCCCGTAAGAAATTAGGTGGGCACTCGGCACGAGCGATGCAGCTCGCAACCAAGTACTATAAAGAAGCCGGCGGTACTTACGAAGGTAAAAAATCTTCGTCCAACCGCTTGAGCCGCTGGTCCAAGGAAGACTGGCAAACTCGTGAAGAGTACGAGAAGTCCAAAAAAGACTGATTATGGATGCCGCGGATCTCGTTAGTTATCTTTCTGGGGGATCTACCTTCCGGGAACGGGTCCTTGGGGACGCTGAAGATCTGATTCGAGCCGTTAAAAGTAAGGCAGCTTCAGATGTAATCGCTCAGGGATTGGTAAATCCCCTTAAAAACGAAATGCTTGCTCGGGCAGCAGCAGCTAAAGCGATGATGGGTGGCCTTGGCTGACAAAGCACGCGAGAAAGGACGGACTGAGCGATACCTTCCACGTGCCGCGTGGGCTTCTCTCAGTCCTGAAGAACGTCGGGCTACCGACGAAAAAAAGAAACGCGCTACAGCAGGTGATAAGCCTGTAAATACTCAGGTAGCGAACACTGATAAGGCGCGAGAAGCAAGACGCCGCGCTTCCGAGTACATTAGGAGAAAGACTTCTAAAAATGGCTGATCCGTTTCTCGAAGCCGGTGATCTGTTTACTCGTGCGTTTAACGCTCAGGAGCTAGCAGCTCGTCGCCAGATGAAGGCTCAGCGAGCCAGTATGCGTAGCGATGAATATACAAGTCAACTAGAAGATCAAGCTTATAACGCTCCTGTACCTCCTATGAACGCACCTTATGGTGTATTTGAGGAAGGATTCCAGCCCACGGGGGATCCTATGGAGGATATCAAGCAAGAGTTGATGCAGAAGACTCGTGCAAATCGCCGCGCAGCTGAGTCAGCTCAGGTTGAGGACGCCCACCGTGGAGAAGTAATTCCTCGCTTTACTTAATTTTATATAAAGTTTTCAGTGTTATCTTGCAAAAACTGTGAGGTCGAGTTACTATGGCTTAGCTTTTTTCCTCACAATGCTTGTAGATTGTTTTCCCTACTTTAACGAGCGTGAAATTTTAGAGCTCCGTATCCGCTCTCTCGAAGATTATGTCGACGGTTTTTTGATTACGGACGCCAATCGAACTCATCGCGGTGAAGAAAAGCCTTTTACCTGTCTTGATACAATTCGAGAACTCGGGCTTCCTGAGGAGAAAATTCAAGTTCTCCATGTTGAACTCCCTTCATTTGACGAAGCTCCTGATCCGTGGATTCGTGAACGAGGTCAACGAGACGCGTTAGGTGTAGGTTTACACATGTTGCCAGACGATACTATTTTTATTTGCTCTGATTGCGATGAGATAGCAAACCCGACAAAATTTGACGAATTAGTGCAAGTTGTCAATCAAGAGAAAGATAAAGTCGTACGTTTGAGTATGTCTATGCACTATGGTCGAGCCGATAGACAACTTATGTCACCCGACGGCGAACTTTTTGACTGGAGATGTAGTGTCGTTAGTACTGTTCGTCGATTAAAAAATTTTGGTTCTCTTTCTTATATGCGTTCCACGCAACACAATTACTTTTTTGGAACTAGGGACGCGGGTTGGCACTTAAGTTGGATGGGTGATTCTAATAAACGTAAAACTAAACTCCGCTCTATTGCAGAATATTACGTATGGGATCGTCCTGAAATTCAAAAATTATGTGATAACTTTGAACCAAAAGAAGGTAATACTGATATGTTAGGTCGACAAGATCATTTGTTAACTTCCTATCCTTGTGAACTTTTGCCTCCTGAACTGTTTAAAATAGAGAGAGTGCGCGAGTATCTACTTCCCAATGGCTGATCTCATGACGGAACAGATCAAAAAGCCTTTTGCTGGTCGCCAGGGCGGCGGTGAAAAGGAAGGTTCTGAGCGTAATGAAGTACGTCGTGAAGCTGTCCGTAAAGCACGGAAAGCTCGTATGATGCGTACAAAGGAGCGGGAAGCCGGTTCTCGCTGACTTATAAAGGAACACGTCGATGCCTGCGGACAACCTAAGCGTACGGCAGCGGTTTAACGAGATTCTAGAAGCTTCTAGAACTCAGGATCGCAGCAAACAATCTGCGACTATGGTTGTCCTTAGTCATCTGCAGCAAATGACGCTGCTGATGATGAAGAAGGGGCTCTTTTTCTACTGCGAACAGGACACCTATAAAGCTCGGACAAAGTTTATCGAAGATCTTATCCAACTGAACCGGTTGGATATTCGTTTTCCTTCGATCATTCGAAATTTTTTGATCGACGGCTGTGGCTTGTTCTACTTCCGTCCTGATCCGAAGCTGAAATATCAGATTTATTTCTTTAATAAGACTCAATACCGTGTCTACCACGACATTAACGGTGAGATCGAAGAAGTCGTAATCATCTATAGCTATAAGATTCGTAACAGCGCTATTGGGCTGCCTGCCGAAACTCAAGGGCAAAACAAGCGCTATGTTCGGATCTCGATCACCAACGATAAAATTACAGAATATGAAGCAAATAGTGAGCTGAGTTTCGAGCTTGAGCCCGGTTCTTTAATTACCCCTAAAAACAGCCGACCAAATACTCTCGGTTTTATCCCCGCTGTTGAGGTTTTAAACAAACCCAACGCCAGCGGCACCGAGGGTGAAGGGGAGTTCGAACCCTTCATGCAACAAATTGTTCTGCACGATCAGATGATGCAGAACATCGCCAAGAACATTGAGTTCTTCGGCAACCCCACGCTGATCAGTTCGCGTCCTCGTAGTGATCTGGTCGAGGCTTCGGACGCGGACCGCACGTTCCGTCCCACGATCAGCAGTCAGAGTGGTTTCGCTGGGATCGATTCTCCCTCGACACGTGTTTCGGAACCTTTCGGTTCTCAGTCTGGTTTAGGCGGACTGCGGGTTCCCCGTATTATCGCCAACGTTGAGCCCTCCGACCGCGTGGGCTACATGACGCCAGACCCCGTTAACGGGGATATGAATCGCTATGCGCTTTTATTACGAGAGGAGATTCGAACAGCCCTGGGTGGTGTTGATGAAATATCAATCAGCGCCGGAGCCACTGCGACAGAAATTAAAGGACTTATGGGTCGCGCTCAAGCGACTGCTCTTCGTAAAAATAAGAGTTTTCTGACCTACGGTTTCTGCCGTTTGTTGGAAATGATCCTGTACCATCAGGAGCAAATTTTCCGCGAAAGCTTTATTTCGGTTATGGGCTTAGTCCCTCCGAAAGAACCCAAAGAACAAACAGAAGAGACGCTCCTTAAGTACCAATCGAAACTAACAAAGTATGAAGAAAATGTTGATTTAGCGATTCAAGCTGCACTCGCTGATAACAAAGTCCCACGCGGTGTTTTCGGACTGCCTCCTGACGGAGATCGTGCTGTAACGTATCGATTCCAAGGTGATGTGTACGAAGATACTGCGTACGATATCAACCAGAAGTCAATCGTAGTTCGGAACTTGCAAGAGCTCGGCGTGGATAGTGTCGAAGCTCTGAAGTATCTGTTCCCAGATAAAACTGATCTGGAACGTTCGGAAATGTTGAGGGGCTTTCCTTTCCGAATGATTCAACAAACGCAGGGCGCAATGCAGCAATTCTTGCTACTATTGAACCAGATGCTACAAGCCCCGCATCCTTTAGCCCCTAATCAGCCTTTAGCGGCTGATCCTCGGCTAAACCTAACGCCCTTACTTTATAGGACGTTTGACCACCTCGCGCAAGAACTGACTTACTCGGGCAGCTATGAGCCAGCAGATCCCAGCTTCGATCCCGAGCCCGGTCTCCCCGGCGGTAGCAGCCCCTCAGGCGGCGGCCCCGGTGGCGGACCAGGGCTCAACCGCTTACCCGCAATGGGTAGCGAGTACCCAGGCGGTGCCTTCGGCAGCTATGCCCCAAGCGCCATCGCCGGCACAACAGGCTACGGTCCCTTCTACCAACAGCCAGTACAACCAGTCTCCGTCCGCTTACTCCCCGAACAATCCGTGGGAAGCAGCGCTGGGCAGCTTGGACCGGATCGTGTCCCGGCTCTCCCCGTCGCCCAGCCAGACAGCACCGTCAGCGCAACCCCAACTGACGGCGGCGGATATTCAACAACTCAGTCAGCTTTCACAGGCCCAACCGTGGGCTTACCAAGCCCCTACGGCTCAGCCGACCTCCTACAGCAACGGGTCTACGACCCAAACTTCTTATCCGACTTCTACGGAACGACAGGCTCCAAGCCTAAGTCCCGAAACAACCGCCGTCGTTAATCACTTCGGCATTGAGGCTCCCGGCATCCTCAATCAGTACGCCACCACGCTCGAAGATGCGCTGATTCAGCAGCATCAAGTGCTGGAGGAAGTTTCCAATCGCGGGGCTGCTATGGAAGCTATCCTGACTGATCCTGATCACTTAGCCGATTACACCAACCGTTTCTTTACTGAAGTGTATCCTGTAGACGAACAGCAACCTGCTCAACAGTACAATCCTCAGTACGATCAGGTTCCCGCCGTGCCCGCTTCTGCTGTGGCCGGTGCCCCTTCTCCTGACGCTGATTCTCAGTGGCAAAACTTCAGCCAGGTGATGAATCAGAGCCCTGAGAACGCTTGGCGCTATCTCGCTAACATGGGTCCCGAAGCTTTCCGCTCGAAACTCTTGTTCCTGGACAACGCCTGATCTACAATTAGGGACGATGGGGACAAACCCCGCTTTGAGCGAGCGGGGTTTTTTATTGTCTAGGTGTACGGTACGATTAACTGAGGGTTTTTACAGTTATGCCGTTCAAATCTGAAGCGCAAAGGC